AGACAATATCATCACAGAAGATGGTGACTTGATTGTTACTGATGATGACATTCAGTATATTAGTAAAGAACAAACTGTTGGTGAACTAGACTTCCTTGTAATGGAAGATGGTGGACAGATTATCCTTGAAGAAGAAACCTTTAATGATTTGGGCGTTCCTGCCGAGATTGGTGAGATTACTAAAGTCCACATGATTAACAGAGGTAACGGTTTTATTAAACTTCCTCTTGTTTCTGATAGTGCAACGACAACTGGTTCTGGTGCAAGTCTATTTGCAGCATCTACTGTATCACCAATGGTTGGACATCTTGAGGGTGTCTCTATTACAAACTTTGGTTTGGATTATTCTTCTCAACCGACAATCACATTAAACAGAAACATTCTCGTAAAGAATGTGAGTGGTGCATTTGCTGCTGGTGATACACTGACAAGTCACAATGGAACTGTAGTTGACTTTGATAGTGCAAGAAATATTCTTGAACTCCAAACTTCTGTTGGGTTTAATCAAGATGATGTGATAACATCTATCACTGGTGCAACAGCAACAGTTCATCAATCCACGCCCGCACAGGCAACATCTACTATTGGTACAGTAGGAACAACTGTCGGTAACTTTGTTACAGATAGAGGTAAAGTCTCTGTGGATACAATGCGTATTCAAGATTCATATTACTATCAAGATTATTCATATGTTGTTCGTATTGGTGAATCAATTAATCTTTGGCGTGAATCAATCAGAAGATCAGTTCACCCTGCTGGATGGAATGTGTTCGGTGAAGTTTCTTTTGCATCTCAAGTTGCAGCAAGGCTTCAGAACCCTGCGGCTGGTTCTGTTGGAGACAGTGCATCACCAGATACATTCACACCAGAACTTGCATCAACATTTACAAACCTCTTCACCACAATCTTTGGAAGAAGGTTGGGAACAACCACAGACGGAACAACTCTCAGAAGCAATCCAATGGATGGAAGTTCAGAACTTCTTCCAAGTGGAAAGAGAGAAGTCACACTTACTTCATCAGTCAGTGTTCGGTTTGCAGTTGCAAACAGTCAGTCATTCTATTCTGGCCCAACACTAGACTTGTTGCCTAAGTATGCATTCGCTGTGCCTCCTATTGAAACCACAGAGGACATTCCACATTATCCAGGCATTCGTAGAACTGCAAGGAATAATGATAACAATCGTGCATACTATCCTATTGAACAGTTTGGACAGTATCGTATCAATGAGGTATCAGACAGTTCTGGTAATATTCCTGCTACTGCATACACAACAAAAATCAATGTTCCGCCTCCAGGCGAAATCATTGTATCATCTAATACAACTAATACATATGATCAAACATTCTTAACATTTGATAATACAAGAAACTTATTTGATGAAGAGGGTGCTCCAAGAGCAACTTCTGGACTATATTATACATCTTTGGATGAGGATACATTCTCATTCGATGAAACAGGAAACAGTTTCGATGAAGGTGCTCCATCAAAACAAATGGATGCGTTGAATATTTCCTTTGATGAAAGTGTTCATACCTTTGACGAAACCTTATAAATAACATTGTAAAGATAAACTTTAGGGGAAACCAAAAATGGCATATCAAACAATCGGGCGTGGAACTTCTGCGAATGATGGCACAGGTGACGATCTTCGCACTGGTGCGGGCAAAGTCAACGCCAACTTCGTAGAACTTTACACCCTCTTGGGTGACGGTTCTACCCTTAGTGCTGATCCTGTAGTCACAGAGGCAGCAACTCAGACACTAACAAACAAAACAATCACTGGAACATTTACTGGTAATATCACAGGAGATGTAACTGGTAATGTTTCAACTGCATCTGGTAATATTCAGTTAAATGCTGCAACTCAAATCGTTGAGGTTCGTGGTGATGGTTCTGCAACAGAGGGTGCGATTATTCTTAACTGTGAAACTAATGCACACGGACAGACAATTAAACCACAACCACACAGTGCGGCAGTAACTAATGAATTGTTGCTTCCTGCTGATGGTAACTCAACTCTTGTTTCAGAGATTGCAACACAGACACTAACTAACAAGACACTCACTTCACCTACCATTACTGGAACTGGTGCAATCGCTGGAACATTCACTGGCGACATCACTGGTAATGTAACAGGTGATGTTACAGGAGATGTAACTGGTAACTTGACAGGTAATGTAACTGGTAATGTAACAGGAACAGTTGATGGTGTTGTTGGTGGAACAACTCCTGCTGCAGTAACAGGAACAGAGATTACTGCAAACGATTTCTTCCAACTCCCTGCTTATGCTGATGCAACTGCACTCGGCGGTATTACGGCGGTTGCTGGAATGATTGTCTATCAGACAGACACAAACAAAGCAGTAGTTTATAATGGAACTGCATGGGTAGACTTACACTAAGATTTAGGATAGAGAATTATGGCAATTGATAAAATTACAGCTAGTGGACTTGGAGATGGTGGAGTATCAACTGCTGATTTGGCAGATGATTCAGTAACAACCGCAAAGGTTGCTGATGATGCTATCACAGATGGCAAACTTGCTTCATCCCTCGATCTCAGTGGTAAAACTGTTACTCTACCGCCGGGAACTGGTGGTTTAGATTGGACACAAACACCCCAAACTTCTAGTTTTACTGCTGTATCTGAAAAGGGATATTTTGTAGATACATCTAGTTCTTCTATTACTGTCACACTTCCTGCTTCTCCATCACAAGGAGACAAGGTTGCAATTGTAGACTATAAAGGAAACTCTGCAACCAATAATATTATTATTGATAGTAACGGAAGCACTTTCAGAGGAAATCCTGATACTTATATCAATACCTTTTCTAACAACAACCTCAGTATGTTGATTGTATATTCTGATGCAACTGAAGGTTGGGTAACAATCTATGACGATAGTGCGACAACAGGAACATCTGCGGCACCCCAATATAGTGCAGATGTATTAGTAGTTGCCGGTGGCGGTGGTGGTTCTAGTGGAACTGGTTCTGGTGGTTCTGGTGCCGGTGGTTATCTAGAAGGAACTATGACACTTTTTGAAGGAACAACCTATACTGCAACTGTCGGCGGCGGCGGTACTGGTGCATCAAGAAATCCAAATTCTAATTCACTAGGCGCTGTAGGAACTAATAGCGTTTTCAATAGTGCAACTGCACTTGGTGGTGGTGTTGGTTCTTTTAACGGAACGCAAGGAATCAATGGTGGTTCTGGAGGCGGCGGCGGTGGTGCCGGTGTCAACGGCACTGGAAGAATTGGTACAGATGCAACTCAAGGAAATTCTGGTGGACTTACTGGATATGGTAATGATGGTAATGACAGTTACGAACATGGTGCTTATGCCGGATCTGGTGGTGGTGGTGCTGGACAGGTTGGACAGTATCCAAATGGTGGTAATGGTAGACAGTGGAGTATAGATTCAACAACATACGCTGGTGGCGGTGGTGGTGGTAGAGAACAGTCCGGCGACAGAGGTGCTGGTGGAACTGGCGGCGGAGGCACTGGTACTGGTGTAAATAGTAGTACAGATTCTTCTGGTGGCACAAATCTTGGTGGTGGTGCTGGGGGTTCTGGTGGAGGTACAGCAACTGGTGCTGGAGTTAATAACAATGGTGGTTCTGGTATCATAAAACTTAGAGTTCTTACATCAGACTATACTGGAACAATAACTGGTTCACCAACAATAACAACAAGTGGTTCACATACATTTATTACCTTTACAGGTAGTGGGAGTTATACAGCATAATGGCACATTTCGCAAAATTAAATACACAAAATAAAGTTATCGCAGTAGAGGTTGTTAATAATGATATTGCAACTGATGAGACTGCTGGTATCGAATTTTTAGAAAGTCTTTATGGACAAGAAGATGGTATCAATTGGAAACAAACATCTTATAACACTTGGGCCAATACGCATTTGAGTGGGGGTACACCTTTTAGAAAAAACTTTGCTGCTGTTGGTGGGTTTTATGATGAAGATGCAGATGGGTTTTATCAAACAAGTCCTTACAATTCATGGACACTAAACTCAACAACCTTTATTTGGGAGCCTCCAGTTGCATATCCAACACCAGTTGGTGATGAGGTTTACGAGTGGAATGAACAAACTCAGACTTGGGATGCTGTAGAAGCAGAATAAATAAGATTATAGGAAAAAACAATGGCAGCGATAATTACAGAAAAATTTAGACAACATAATGCAGACCAGTTCTACGAGTCATTCTCTGAAGCTGCTGCATCTACATACTATTTGTTCATTGGTAAGAGTTCACCTTTTACTAATTCAACATCTGGCGGCGATGATAACTCTCCTCCTGTTCCAAAGGATGATGTAACTTCAGAGTTTTACAAATGGGATTCTATGCTCGCTGCCAAGTTAATCTCATCTTCTGATGTTGCATATGTCATCCCTCGTAGGAACTGGACAAATGGAACAACATATGATATGTATGAACACGACATTAGTAGTTCAAACACGACAACTTCTGGTTCATCAAATCTTTGGGATTCAACTTTTCACTTTATGACTGCTGACTATAGAGTATATAAAGTTCTTGACAATAATGGTGGAACGGCATATAGTGGTGCAGAACCAACTTCTGTATCTCCTACCCCATTTGAACTTGGTGGTTATACTCTACAGTATATGTACTCACTTTCAACTTCACAAATTCAGAAGTTTGTGACTTCAGATTTTATTCCAGTCGTAACAGATTCAACTGTATCTGGTGATGCGATTGATGGTTCTATTGATACAGTTCGTGTAACTGCTGGTTCTGGTTATACAGATGGAACATATTATACACAGGTGGATGGCGATGGTACTAATGCAGTTGTAGAGGTTACTGTATCGGGTGGTGCTATTTCTGCACAAGGTTCATCTGGAACAAATATGTTTGCTCCAGGCTCTGGTTATACATTTGGAACTGTAGACTTAACAGATGTTTACACAGACAGTGCATTGACTTCTGCTGGTAATATTGGTTCAGGCACAGGTGGTGCAGTTCAACCAATTCTTTCACCAAAGGGTGGACATGGTTTCGATGCAGTTGCAGAACTTGGTGGACACTATGTGATGATGAACTCTAAGTTAGAACAGGCAGAAGGTGACGATGTTACCGTTGCAAACGACTTTAGAGAAGTTGGTATTGTAAAAGACCCATACAACTTTGGAACAACTACCGTTTCATCTGCATCAACTCGCAGACAGTCTTATGCAGTTCTTATGGGTTCTGCTCCAACAGTTGCATATGAGATTGACGAAAAGATTACACAGTCAACAACTGGTGCAGTAGGTAGAGTTGTAGAATGGGATGCAACGAATAATATTCTTTATTACTCACAAGAACAATATGCGAACTATGGTGTTGATGCTACTGGCAATTCAGCTTCATTTAGTGGTGCAAATACAATTACTGGTGCAAGTTCTGGTGCGGCAACAACACCGTCTGCAAATGCATCTGATACAGTAACACTTGCTGGTGGAACAAATCTGGTATTCACAAACGGTTATGCGAATCCAGAACTTGAACCAAACAGTGGACATATTCTATATGTCGAAAACAGACGCCCGATTTCTCGTGCATCTGACCAAACAGAAGATATTAAAATCGTAGTGGAATTCTAAACAATGGAAAAAACCAATCTCAATGTGTCACCATACTATGATGACTTTGCTGAAAACAAAGACTTTCATAGAGTTCTCTTTCGTCCAGGCTTTGCAGTTCAGGCGAGAGAACTAACTCAACTACAGTCTATCCTTCAAAACCAAATTGAAAGACATGGACGCCATGTGTTCAAAGAAGGAACAGTGGTTATTCCCGGCTCGGTTGGTTTTACAAATGAATATTACGCTGTTAAGTTGCAGTCTACTCTTTCTGCCGCAGACATCTCTGGACAAATCCAAGACTACGTTGGTAAACGTATTACTGGTTCAACCTCTGGTGTTGTCGCTGAAGTTATTCAAGCGGTTGCTGCAACAACTGATGATCCTATTACACTATTCGTCAAGTATATTAGAACTGGTGCTGATAATGTTACGACAACATTTTCAGACGGAGAAAGAATCTCTGCAAACGGAACAGTAGGTTCTTTTGGT